AGAAGAAGAAGAAGAAGAAGATGAAGAGGAAGAGGAAGAGGAGGAAGTAGAAGTAGAAGTAGAAGTAGAAGAGGAGGAAGTAGAAGTAGAAGAGGAGGAAGAGGAGGAAGAGGAAGAAGAGGAAGATGAGGAAGAGGAAGAAGAGGAAGAAGAGGAAGAGGAAGAGGAGGAAGTAGAAGTAGAGGAGGAAGTAGAAGTAGAAGAGGAGGAAGAGGAAGAGGAAGAGGAAGAGGAGGAAGTAGAAGTAGAAGTAGAAGAGGAGGAAGAGGAAGAAGAGGAAGAAGAGGAAGAAGAGGAAGTATTTGAGATAGAACTTGATGATGTAACATATTATGCGATTGATGAAGAAAATGGACCAATTTATGAGTCAGATAAGAATGGTGACCCAGGAGTTCAAGTCGGAGAAATCAAAGATGGAGAAGTATCATTTTACGACTAATTATTTTGGATTCTTCAAATAATTTAATATTTTGATATATAAATAATGAGTAAATTATGTCCTCCCGCATTAATATATCTGGTGTTTTCGTTAACTCAAATAATAATGGATATTTATAATGGTTTATATAACAATGCGATTATCAATGCTATAATCGCAACTTTGATAACATTTTTATTGAATATTCTGTGTATTAGTAATTTATCCATCATTTCATGGATGATAGTATTCATTCCTTTTATTTTTATGAGTGTGATATTATTAATGGTTTCCTATATATACACTTATGATGCTGTCAATACTGATACTACATTGGTTCCATCTAGTGAAACGATTTTACCCAATAATATAGTAATCCAGGAAAATCAAGAAGATTACACTCCCCAAGAAATTATTGATGTAAATCAAGGACAGGATATTGTCTACATAAGAGAAGTAACTAACTAAAAGTAAAAATATATATGAACAAAAAAATAAGGGATAAATGGAAAAAGAATAACAATAAATCGGTTTAAATATAATTATGATTGTTTAATCATAATTATAATCATGTTATTTATTATTTGTGGCAATATCCTAGCACTAAACACCTTTTTATATATATGTTTTCCTATTACGTATCAAAAGATTATTTTCAAAATGATGTTGTTTTCTATGACAACATATACTAGATGTGAAATAGGTATGAACAAGATGTATTCAATCTTACCTGGTTCATTGATACTAGATTCTACTACTTCCAACACAGATACAGAACATTACATATCTATTTCACAAGATGGAAAAATAACAAAGAGTATTGATTTAGAAGCATTAGGAGAAGTAGCTAAAATAGAAACAGTCATAAAAAATGTGAACATGAATCCGAATCCGTGTATCTTGAACAATATATGGAATCATACAGACACACTTTCAATGGACGACAAGTTAAATATTGTTCCAATTAAATGTAATTACAGGTTCATAAATATAAAAATTACATTGATGGAGAATAATACAGAGAAACAATCCTCGTATGATATTAAACTCCACGACGATATCAGTAGTATCCCTAGTAGTTTTTATTGTATAAATAATGTGATTACTAGTAGGTTAATCTGGTATTTGTTGACTTTACAACATGAAATCAATCCGGGACATTATAGACCAGAATATGGAGGAGGCTTAATCGACCATTGTGTAAATATGGTTTCTTTTACAAATAATGATAAAATCATATTGTATGAGAATGAATATCTCATCAATAAATAAATAATAAAAACAATATAAAAATATAGTAACGGTGTTTATATACATAATATATATTCTATAATCAAATATGATGACATCTGTTGTAGACCCACTCGATACTCCTGTATCATTAGATATTCAAGACAAGTTACCCCGAACGTGGTGTATGTGGGCACATCTGCCTCATGATACAGCATGGACATTAGAAAGTTATAAAAAGATGTATACTTTGGAAAATGTAGGTGATAGTATTGCCTTGATAGAATCAATGTCTGATACCTTAGTAAAAAACTGTATGTTGTTTTTGATGCGTGAAGGTGTAACTCCTGTATGGGAAGATGAAATGAATCGAAATGGTGGTTGTTTTTCTTACAAGATTGCAAATAAAGTGGTGTATCAATGTTGGAAGGATTTATGTTATGTATTATTAGGTGATTCAATGAGTTCAAATCCCGAGTTAGTATCAAATGTAACCGGTATAACAATATCACCTAAAAAAAACTTTTGTGTAATTAAAATATGGATGTCATCATGTGATTATAAAGACATCAATACGATTACCAAAACAGTGACGGATTTAGATCCGACGGGATGTATGTTTAAAAAACACGTGCCTGAGTATTAGTATTGATATTGTTTCATTGGATATACATGATAGTAATGTTTATTATCATGTATTTTGTGTATGATACACCTAGAACCCTCTTTATGGAGAAGGAAAGGGTCGTTGGTTTTTTTCAATTACTAAAGGGTCTGGCATCAATACAGGACCCTTTTCAAAAAAGTTTGCGGTTTCTAGTGTTCGCAGTTCAGGCTTTACTTCAGGCTGAGGATTCACCAGATTGGTCGAGTTGATACCAAATAACGAAGACTCTATTTCTACGGGATTGTATGACAACTGGTTCCACGGAACTTGACCGGGATTGACCCCATTTCCAGGGATGCGAGTATTATAAGCACTCCCATATTGTGAATTAGGATATAATGTATATTGTTCGTTGTGAGCATATTGTTTTTGTTGATGACAATAGTTTCCAGGAGTATTATTATTTCGTGTAGACGCCATTGAATCTATATATAGTATATTTATTTTATTTCTTTAGATTTGAATCAATATAGTTCAACATTTTGTCTAAAGTAATTTGGTCAATATTTCTCATATTATCATGCTTCAACGATTGAATACATTGATGTGTCAAAAAGAAGTAATCGTATGAAAATAATAAAGGCATAATATGATCAAAGGATAGATTATTCAAATGACATATTGGTTCCATCTTCTTGATGACATGTAAAAAAGAAGTAGAAACTAGAGATGCTTCTAATTGGTCAAATATGTCGATGGATAACTCATCTGGAGTAGATATATTGAATGTTCGCATTAGTTCGCTTTGATATATAAAATCACACATATCTTCCATATCAGCCACATCTTCAATATTAAACTTATCGTTCTTATGGAATCTTTCTCTTAGTTTAGGGTCGTAATAAGTGTATGTCAAAACAATATTTGATTCGTAATTGTCCATCGTGTAAGTATAAATATAATATATATTTAATTATATTTATAATATCTTATAGTTATCTTGATATTCATGTAAGAGAGAACTACTTTTGTCGATTAGATTCATTACTGGTTATTATCGCGTGACATTTCTCTGGAAGGCGCCCCACCACGAATCCAGCCTTTGGCTGCCGCGCCTTCTACACTATACGCCGCATTTGTTACTCGTTCTTTAACACTTGGGATTAGAGGAGTTTGATTATATTTCAAATAACTTTTTTCGGTAAGCTTAGTAACAGTGCGTTTATTCGTATTCATTTCGCCTTGTTGTATTTGAGATTCCATAATAGGGTCTACAGCACCACGACCTAAGAAAGGAACCGTAGCAAATGGACGTTGGAATAAATCAATACGACATTTGGGGTTTGTTTGGGTACTACCTAACAACAATTTAGAACTATTATCTACGTTACATCCACCTACGCCCATGCTATGACTTCCACTATAATTTACACCAGGTTGCTGGGTGGCGAACTCAATCGGGTTTTTCATTCCACAATCAGATAATTTATAATTTTCTAACATATAATTACAAGATTGAACACTTTGAATTGTATTCTGGTCTTGAGAACAACTATCATTACCTATTCTAGACATATTATCAAAGGTATAACTCGATACGTTAGCCATATTATATATATAATAGAACACATTATTTTTTACTAAATAATAATATATATCCACTTAATCTTTGAATGGGATTGAACATTTTATCATTTAATGCATTGTATACCTGTAATTATCCTTAACACATGCCATTCCATCTCCATCACGACAAGAAGGCATATCTCCGTATAAATAATTCGCATAAGCACCCTGGTCGTTAGGTATTTGTGTGCTGGGTGTAGAATAAAAAGACCTCATAGACTGGTCAAATTCAAAGTTCTCTCCTAAATCACCAAATAGCTGTTTATCGGTGGTTTTTATACCAGGATTCATGGATTGTATTGTTTTTTTTGCAGCGTCATTGATATCACCATACACCTCCGTATTAAAAGAAGGAGGTGCTGATTTACGTTCAGGGTTGTATTTTATTTCAGGTAATAAAACGTTTGACAAGGGATTCTTATAATTAGTGGGAGCATAATCTGTTTTCAATAAGTCTCCTAATGGCTCTTTTCCATTGACAATGCCATCTTTTTTCATAGGAAACCCGTCCTGAAAGCCTTCTTTGGTCAATAAATTACGGTCTAATTTGCGAGTATTTATTTTATAAAATAAAAAAACGACTAAAATTGTGATCGATCCACTAACAAGCATATTAATATTTTTGGTAAAGGTAAATCCAAATACACTTAATATAATAATCAATCTGGTAATAGAGTTTAGTTTTTGATTATAAGTCATTTCTGATGTAGGCCACAATTCTAACATATATTTTTTATCAAATAGTATGGTTGGTTCATTTATCCAAAAATGAGTTGTCATTATTAGTATGTATATATATATATATAACTACTAATTTTTTCATTTGTTTATCATATTGAATAATGACAATAGCATTCAATATAATATTTATTCCTAAACCAAGATATCATTATTCCATATCGAAATATATCTTCAACCAAATAGACCTTTATCGCTGTATTTTTCACACCTTATTATTTTTTGTCTTTCTTCCCTTTTTTCTTTTTTCCTACACTCGCATTTTGTTTACGAGGCGTTTTTTCGTAAGTTTCCCCAGTACTAAAAATGGAAATTAACTCATCGTCAGTATATGAAGGAACATTAGGAGTAGTAGGGGTGTCCGTATTTAGTTTCTCATTCTGTTTTGCAGTATTATCTACAACCTGTTGTCTCAAACGTTCTTTCATTTGTTGTTTCTTTATCTCTTGTTTCATTTTAGACTGCATCGCGCCTTTATTCATTCTAGTGTTACGTCCTCCCAAACCCATAGTTTGCATCATTTTTTCCATATCAGGCATATTTTTCATCATTTCTTCCATATCGTTGGCGCTAGGCTGTTGCGCGCCAGCATTGCCAGCATTGCCAGCATTGCCAGCACCATTATTCATCGGATTAGGAATCCCCATTTGACTCATCATTTGTTGAATATTACCTAAACCTGGAATATTTTTCATATTGTTCATCATCTCAGTAGCCTCGGTCATTAACTCTGCTTGATTAATTTCACCTGAACTCATCTTAGATTCCAGTTTGCTTCCTACATCTTTCACGATACTCATTAACTTTGTGGGATTTGACATGAGTGTCTTAAAAATATCTGTTGGATCAGTCATGTTTTCTAAATCCAAGTCTAAACTAGAAGTGGTTTCTTCTGCGATCTCTTGTGCCAATTGACCAAGCTTTCCACCGAGCATTCCATTGATATGTTCATGTAAATTATCTACAGAAGGTAAATCAGGCATATTTGATTCTGAGGTTGTCGTGTCATCGTTATCTTCTGATGTATTTGTATCATTCGTTTCAAAAATGGTTTTAATATTTCCTAAAGCATCTTGGAGTTTTTTCTTGAAATCTTCTTCATCAATAGAGTCGAATATCTTGGCTGTATCTTCCCCAAAAGCGTTTTTGTCTTGGATATTGCCTATAATAGATATCATCAACATTTGTAAATACTTCCATAAAGTTTCACGGGTCTTGTCAGTAATATCACACTGCCATAAATATTTAAAACTAATGCCTGGTAAAAACTCTGTATTTAATTCAGAATCTTTTGAATAGATATCTTCGTTTTGATACAATATATCCATCATTCTTTCTGGTATAATATGAGTACAATGAGCATACAACATTCTCATCGTTCCATCCTTGTCAGTGTCCATTTTCCACCATTTATCAATAATTGGAACGTATTCTGGAAAAGTAGTCTTGATATCCCTCACTAAATCTGTTATAATTTTAATAAACTCTGTAGAAATAGGCGAAGGAGAAGTTTGTTCCGTTTGTTCCGACATTTATATTGTTGTAGTATAAATAGTTTTAAATACTTTTATCGTTATTTTCTAGTAATTATTATACATAAATACATAGTGTATAATAATTGTAATTACATAGTAAAATACAACGATGTAAGCTTGGTAAGGTTCTGAATATATTTCATTGTTTTTTGTTGGTCCTCAGGTTCCATATTTTTTACTGGAGCTCGTAGACGTTCAATAGTCTTCATAATTTGGTTATTGTCTAATTTACCAGCGATTCCATTAGAATAATCATTGTCTATAAAAAATGAAATATCGCCACTATTGATTTCCTCGGAATATTGATCAACAATATAACTTTTCCATGCTTTAATTATCATTTTCGGATTTGCTCTACGAATCATTTGTACAGAGTTCTTAGCTGTTGATATTTCTACATCATTCGGAAATACTCGAACAATATCATTCATAAACTCTATAAAATGATCGTTAAAAGCAGACAATATAGTTGATGGGTCACTCATAATTTGATGTTATATAAATATATATAAATATATTTATTTAAACCATTTTACTTACACTTTCGTATTATAAGATATATTGGATAAGTCTGAATCTCGTTGTTGCTGCATTTTCTCAAACGAACCCTCTTCGGTTCCTTGTTCGTTTTTATAATCATGATCATCGGCTGGAGTTTGTATAGTATCTGAATGGTCTAACGAAACATAATTATGCATTTGTCGTGTTCCCCCATTTCCCTTTGTGTTCAACTGTTCCGAATCCATATCTAAAAAACTATATTGGTCAGACGATACACCACACATCGCACTACCAAATCCTCCGCCTCCACCCCCACTAAAAGAAAAAGCACTAGGTTCCATATTATTTTGTGTCGCTCGTTGAACTGCTACTTGCTCTTTTGGCTTGTAATAAGAATAAATATCATCCCCGTACAATATTTTGTAATTATCTTTTAATAGCAAAACCGCAGGGACTTTTGTGATTGTTTCAGGCATGACTATCTGTTGACCATTTTCTAATACAATATATATTTTCCCATCCTGTCCTTTTGTTCGTTTATCAATACAAATAAAATGGATATCCTTCTTCAGATCTTGATTACCTGATACGTATTTGATAACCTTTTTCGAATGATCGCAATAATTACTATAATACAATATGGAACTCATTTAATAGAATAAAATACTTTTCTTTTAATTTTTAAACCATTTTACGAAAATATGTAAAAGCATAATTTAAATTATAACTTTTTCCTAAACCAACGATATTTGTGGTATCTTCTGCGATGAACATGTCATCCATGTATGTGAAAACTACGAATATCGAAGAAGCGACCTTATGGTGGAGATATTTGGGAAAACCTTTCAAAGATGTATAATAAAATTGATTTAATGATAATTATTATTATTGATTAGAATATAAATATAATTTTATTATATAAGTAACATTATTATTATGAGCCCACAAATCAAGAATATTACTGAAAAAGAAAACAAGTTGTTTTATACTTTAAGCAATGTCAATGTGAGTATCGCAAATGGTCTTCGTCGAAGCATTATTTCTGATATCCCCACGGTTGTATTCAAAACTGCGCCTTATGAAGAATCTAAAGCAACAATTACAAGCAATACCTCTCGGTTCAACAACGAAGTCATTAAACAACGTCTCAGTTGTATACCTATTCATATTACTGATTTAGAGATGCCTCTGAAAAATTATATCATAGAACTAGATGTCGAGAATACAACCGATGCTATTATGTATGTGACTACAGAAGATTTCAAAATTAAGAACTTGACTACTGACGAGTATTTAAGCGAAAAGGATACACAGAATATATTTCCCCCAAACTCAATGACTGGGTATTTTATTGACTTTATACGTCTTCGTCCTAAGATTTCTGACGATATTCCTGGTGAAAAGATTAAGATGACATGCGAGTTTACCATTGCGACACCCAAAGAGGATTCTATGTTTAATGTAGTATCGACCTGTTCTTATGGATATACCCAAGACCCGTCTGGTGTTGAAGAGCAACTGAGGAAAAAAATACAAGAATGGAAAGACGCAGGAATGAGCAAAGAGGATGTCGAGTTTGAAACTAAAAATTGGCGTTTATTAGAGGCCCAGCGGGTCGTAGTTAATGATAGTTTTGATTTTACGATTGAGTCCGTTGGTGTTTTTACGAATAAAGAACTAGTGGATAAAGGATGCGACGCAATTACAAACAAAATAGAAAAGTTTGATTCTTTACTTGGAGAAAACAGTGTAGATATGAACGCTTCTGATAATACAATGAGCAATTCCTATGATATTATTCTAGTGAATGAAGATTATACATTAGGAAAAGTGATGGAATATTTCTTGTATACCAAGTTTTACGAAGGAGTAAAAACATTGAGCTTCTGTGGGTTTAAAAAGATGCATCCACATGACACCGATAGTATTATTCGAGTTGCCTACAAAGAACCTGTAGAAAAATCAAATATTAAGCAAAATCTAAAAGAATGTATTGTGGATGCTCTTGAAGTATATAATAAAATCAAACAAAAAATGTAAAAACAAATAGAAATAAATAGGTCAGATCAGTTAGTTCTTACACATAATTATAATCTAATGATAATATAATTAATATATTATTATTGTATAATGGCTACAATGGATGATAGTAATAGTATACAAAATAATACGGAAACCATTCGTAAATTATGTTATAATAATGATATGTGTAATTTTTTGATGTTGAATATTCTATCACATGATGTTCTTCATGATTATCTTAACAATATCGATAGATGGGAAAACGTATTAACTTTATTAAAAAATTTTAATTCAGAAGCATTTACTTTTTCAGCAGGAAAAAAAGGAGGGTCTAGTTTGGGTTTTCCCTCTGACGAAGAATCAACCCAAGGTTCTAATGTTGATAGCGATTTTTCACCTAGAAGTAATTATAGTAGTGATAATAATGACGATAGTTTGATGATGGAGACGAACGAAGATGCACAGGCACCCACATACAAGAGCCCACCTCAGACTGAGTCAAGTAAAAAAAAACCAGTAGATAATGAAGTCCTACAAATATCTGATAATGAACTCCTACAAATATCTGATAATGAACTCCTACAAATATATTATAATGAACTCCTACAAATATATTATATTATCATTGACGAGTTTCTAATATCATATGAGTTTGCCAATAGTAATAACAAGTTCCAACCACAAAAAAGGCCTATTCAAATAAAAATATCAGATATGTTTTCATTAATAGAGTTCACTGAGGAACATGATGGAAAAAACCTCACTAAAATAAATAATTTACGTAGTCTAATATATGTATTGATACCGCAGGCAGTACTGGCTTCTATGAATACCAATGTTTCCCAACATAAAAAAGCGATTGAGACTATAGGTGTCGCAGATGTCGCAGAATATTTACAAAGAGAATATAAAAATTCAAAAATAATACATGATATCGTAAATCAGGTGATGGTAACAATTGCGGTGTTTTTTTTTGGAATATGGGTTGATGAAGCACCGGATTTGGAAAAGGAATCAATGGATTTGGAAAAGGAATCAATGGATTTGAAAAATAAAAAGGCATCATTGTATTCGAGTTTGAAAGATTTATCAGGTGTCAAAGGAGGAGCACCACCGAACCATAAAAATACCCCCATGACTGAGGACGAACTAAATAAGATGGTATATAATATTGATACATATCGGAATAGCATTGTTCCTATCGTATCTGAGATGAAAATAATATATGACAACTATAATGAGGATGAGAATGATAATAATATAATATTATATTATCAAAAGAGAAAACTCATACAGAATGGTTTGAAAGAAATATTTAAAGGTTATGACCAAATAACTAGTGCGGGACAATGTGATAATATATTTCCCATGTTACCAAGATTACCTAGAAATTCAAAGGCATCAATAGTGGGTGCGAAAGTTTACAAATATACCTTCGATATGTTCAACGAAAATTACGAATTAATACGTGCTCCATATGTAAAAGAACTGGAAAGGTATAACCTTATAACTATCATGAATATAGAAAAAGAACAAAAGGATGCTCATAAAGAACAAATGGGAAAATTAACCTCTACTGAAATGACAAGCAAAAATCAGTTTTGTAGAATGATTGCGAATTTAGGTTTGTATGCCTTGGAATTTGAGAGTGAGGGGGAGAAGAGTGAGAAAAACCCAAGTACACTGCTATTAGATCATGAAATAAACCTGATGGAGATATGTGGAACTCCTGGTCAAAATACAGATATTGATACTCATTTATGGAATACAATTAAAACACAATATACTTCCACCGATACCCTAGATAAACATGGTAGAAAAAGATATGTTATAAATAATGCTGCGCAGCAAATGAGCTCATGGAATAAGCAAGTATTTTGTCCATTGTCTTCAGTTAAAGATGGTCAACTTAATTGTAATGAAGGCCAAATTGGTGAATACGGTGATATGAGTTTTATGATAACCACTCCTATAGATAATTGTGGGGATGATTTCGAAAACAATACAATGTATTATAATGGAATTGTAAGCATCATACCTTGGAACAATTATCCGAATGCCACATATGAATTAAATATAAAAACTCCAAAGTTTGGTGTTGTTAAACTAGATAAACCACCACCTGATTTAATTGCTTGGAAAGTATTACAATATGTATTAACAAATTTAACAAACTATTTTGAATCTGAATATATTATAAATAATAGGACACAAATATATTATGTCCCAAGTCCTTTAGATACAACATCATTTATACATATGACACCTTCTGAATTTTTATTAAAAGATAACCCCGTCGAAGGAATATTTGGAAATGTATACGAGGCAATAATATATCCGTATCGCAAACCAATAATAAAGGAAGTAAACTCTAAACGTAGAAGGAAAAAGCAAAAAACCATCAGTACTGCTGAAGCAATATCTAAAGAATTACTTGAAATAGTATGGGGAATATTATTCAAAGGAACTGGTGATATTTTTCAAGAAATAAATGCTTTGTGTAAATATGGTGGTTATACTTCTTCTCCTAACTACATCAATAATACTGAAATTATTGAATGGGATAATACGGGTAATGTAAAAAGAATATTTTTCGCAAATGACCGTCCCTCTGCTTCTCGTTTTATATCAATGTTGAAAGAAGGAAGAGATGAGGATGTTAATATCAATGCTAGTGGTGGATATAAACCATTTTTCGATAATGCCTTTCTTGTAGAAAAAGAATCAACCAGTGATGCTGCAGGTGGCGAGAAAGCGGGAGGTGGAAAGAGAAAAACAAAAAGACGTTCTACACAAAAAAAATGCAAAAACACACACAAAAAAAAATCCATACGAAAGAATACAAAAAATAAGCAACAAGTAAGAAAAACCTGTAAAATACAAAGATATAGAAAACATAAATATACAAACAAAAGAAGGCAACGCAAACAAAACAAAAAAAAATAGTTCCATAATCTTCAAGGGTATAATCATAACATTTCACATAAGAATGTTATGATCTAATAGCATACATATATCAATATACATGTCATACAATTATGCCTCTATTTCTACACTAGGCTCATTGTTTGTATTATCAGCATTGACAACATAACGAAGAGAATGCATGACGAGTTTGGGTTCCAAATTATTTACATATTGAATAACAACTCCTTTGTTAATGACCAAATCATTCGGTTTTAAATCATCCAAATATTTACGATGAAGGTGAAACATATGTGTACGGAAATAAGACGAGAACTCGATAAGAGGTTTCTCTTTTTTGATAAAACACGAAATATACTGTTTATATAATTCTGCAGTAAACTCATGAATCGACTTTTGCATAGACCGAAAACCAGCATTGTCTTCAGGATAATAATTCAGATATTCAGCAACCTGGTTTGATTGACGCAATAACAAATAATTAAAGCGTATATTTGACTGGTTCGAACGCATTTTACGCACACGCTCGTAGTTTGGATTTCTAATTTTACACCTCATACCATTGTTTCTATTATGAATCATGACACCTACCATATGGATAGGAGTCTTCTCACCCCCAAACCATGTTTTTGGTTCTTCATAGGAGTCCCACGGATATGCATATATTTCAGGGAACTTCACACCAGTAGATTTCCACTCACTATCATTTTTTACGATAGATAAGTCATGTGAAATTACATTCATATCTTTCGTAATTTCATACATCGCAACTAGATACAACGCAGGTGTATTGATTTTATTGACAATGCGGTTCGCAGGATGTTGAAGAACAAAACTGTAACAATAGCCTCGGTTCAATTGTAGGAAATCAAAATTAGAATATTGAGTAGCATCAATGAACATGTCTCGAAAAGTTTTCTGTTGTTTAGAAGTGTTTTTCTCGTTTCTATTGTCTTCCTCCTTTCCTGGAACCATAAAGCCATTACGAGCACCGATATTTCTTCTAGTAGAAAACTCCCATACTTTGTTTCTAGGGTCCCAAAACAGATTAACCATGGTTCCTTCTACCATTTCTTCTAGTACAATCATATCGTCCTTGGGATATTTTTCTGTAAAAGCATGAAAGTCGATTGCTTTAGGTGGTGAAAAACAACAAACGTGTTTATTTGAATCAAATATCAGGGAACGGGCCAGACCAAAAGAATCATAGTCGGTGGTATCCATTACACTCTTATTATAATACATCAATGTATACTCGTGATTGTTTGTATTGGAATCGGTATCGGAATCGGTATCGGTCTCCATAACTGTATTGACTCTAGTATTAATAATACTAGACGGAAAAGTCCGAGTGATTAATTTGTCACAAATACTATTATTCTTTGTAAAATCGTTGATATAATCCTGCTTTGATAATTCATACATAGTTATATTGGATTTGGTACAAGGTTCCATACTATGATTTAACACATAGTGAAATCTTTAAGCGGTTGAATATTATATTTTAGTAGATTATATATTTTGAATCAACATAAATCAATATAAATAAGAATAAACAATTATGAATACAATAACATAAAAATTTCTATCGTAAATATAGGAAACAATGTCAATAGAAAACGACAACGCTGAAAAATCGAATACAGAAATAAAAAACGACAAAACTATTTCACTACAACTTTCAGATATTATCAAAATAGAGTCACCTCGTAATGAGATATTAAATGAGAAAACTTTTAGAATAGAATATATTGATTCCAACAAAATAAAACTGGTTAACCTCGACAACTTGACAGAAACAAATGTACGTATAAATCCAGATGGGACATTGTCAGACGGGTCTATAACAAAAATTAGATTAATGGACCGTAGTAAGGAAAAAGGATATGCGAGACAACACAATTTACTACCTAACACGTGGATATCTATTTATTTCGGTGGAGATGTTCCAGCTGTATTCACTGCAGAAATTACTAATTTAGAAAATGATATGATAGAACTAAGAACCTTCCCAGAAAACGATATAATCTATATAGATTTTGAATATAAAGGCATCCCAGAGGATCTTTCGATGATTGATTTAATTGAAATAAGAGGGAGACCTGAAGGTGTCAATGAATTAGTAGAATCGTCTATTGAAGAAAAAGAAGGAACATCGGAAAAAGATAAAAAAGAAGATGAAGAGGATGAAGGGGATGAAGGGGATGAAGGGGATGAAGGAGAAAAAGGGGAAAAAATAGAAGACATATCTAACTCAGAACAGCAAATGAATCAAGACTTCTCTTACGATGAAGAAATATACGATATGATGCCCGACCCGAGTGTAGAGAATATTCAAAATACATTAACAGACATGATTATTAGTGCGGATGAAATAATAATTGGAGAAAGACTCGCACCGGTACGAGAAGAAAAGGCGGTAGATGAATCGAAAAAACGATATGATATACAAAGTCAAAGTAATGACTTACTGGACGAAATGTTATCGAAAATACCAGATAATAAACGAACGTATGGTGTCATGAACAACATACACACACTGATTGAACGATTTCAACAATTAAGAAAGACTTTTTCACAGTTCGATGATTATGGAAACGTCACTTCAAAAATTATCAAGGAGAAGGAGTGGAAACCGTTGGTGTCCAACCTCATCAACTTCAAAAAATCATTATACTGGATATTACCGGTAGTTAAAAATATAAAAAAAATGTATAATCTGACTACTGTAGGTGACGATACATCTGGTAAAGATTTCACCAACTTGAATATGATAGATAATCTCGGTGAAATGAAAACAATAATCGAACGTTTTCGTTCAGATAGTGGTCCAAATGAAATAAATCGTTACGATTCATTGGTATCTGATTTGAATCCTTACATGACGCCGTTTGATGATATTGATATTGAACAATCCAAACATATTATTAGTAATATCTCAATTCAAGATAGTTTGGACGTCATTATAGATAATTTAGGTAACTTCTATTCGTCTGTAGTAGAAAATGGTGTAATAAAAAACAAACGATTTCTAATTGAAAAATATAATCTGGGTGTAAAAAGAATGGAAGTGACAAAACAGCCAGGTCAAGGAGAAGATACAACCCAAATAAATATTACAATGCCGGATGAATTATCGTTAAAATCCATCCTGATGATGCCTGAACCTATTATGCGGTACTCCCGTGTTGAGTTACCAGGAACAAGTATATATGATAAGAGTAATTTAACGATGAATACTCTACAATACTGGCGTTTTCTGAATAAGCAAACGAATGTGGACAAGGTATTTATAGATGATTTTGAACAAGATATTCGTTTTGTAGAAGAAAACTTCGGTAAGGATGTCAAGAGTTTCGTGTTGAACAAAGAAGAAACAATGACGACTTTAGATAATTCAGATGAATACAAAGAATATTTGAATACAATCATTCCAAAAACTCGAGTACTGTTTCGACTCATGCGAAAATATATTCAAGGTAAGTTCTCGGTGTATGATACAGTGGCTCATCTAGAACCTTTTCTTGTCTATACAGACGACATTACCTTTATGCAATACAAAGATATCATTCGCTTTCTACAAGAAAGAATATCTAAGTATAATACTCGATTTAAAGAGCGGTCACGTGATATGAAATTATTCAAGAATATTAAGGGTGGTGTAGAAGCGAATCATAAACAGTTATTAGATATTGTAGACAATTACGAATATGCGCGCGACATGGAAGAAAAGTATAACCCGTATGAAATGAAAATATCAAACTCAGAAATGTTGTGGAAAATGTTATCCGATGATAATGGTGAATTGTATGATACAATCGTTAGTCGTGGAAATGTTGATTTGATGATTCCTGAAAGCGTGAATAGTGTGATTAAAAAGCTCGAAGAAGAGCAGAAATTAACAAAAAAACAATTGTCTGAAGAAGAATCTAAAAATAAATGTAAATCCGTTGTGATTGCTAAGGAATATAAGAATAAAGAAGATATGCTGAACGACAATGATAAAATAATTTATTACGACAAGAAATATGACAATACACCTTATAGTATTTTAGATAAATATGAATCCCAACGATTAACTATGAATACAGACGATTTTTATGATTTGCTAGTTAATGAGGTTACCGAGAAATATAAATATCCATTATCGGAAGCGCCGTCAATCGCAACAAGTTTGATTAATAAACACAAAATTGTAAGAGATGACGAGTATGCGATTATATTCAGTACGAATGAAGAAAGGATGACTTATTTTAAGCGAGTTGATGGAAAATGGAAGGAGGACTCTAATATAAATAATATGAACATAGCAAATGAAGACATGTTCTGTAACCTACAAACGGATTGTATTGAGATTGAAAACAAATATAATACAATATGCGAGTCCTACGACATGAATAAAAAAGAGCTAACAGAAAACGCATTGAAAGACATGATAGGACAGTTTGATAACAAGTATGAGATAACACGCAATACGTTACTTTCCGAACTAGAAACGAACCAACAATATCGAATGGACGTATTTAATAAGTTAGAACAAATGCGTACAAACAATAACGAACAGTATAATAATGAGAAATATAAGATAGGATTGTTAGCAAGCGATAAAATAGTAGACAATGAGGTTTCGCCTTATATTGGTATCAGACAAGTCGTTCTAGGTCAAAGCAATTTCGTAAAAAAACAACAAGACATTGTTCAGTTTGCCATCAAGTATACGAGAGAAGCAAATGTATCTAATTCTACTTTTAATCAGAGTACTTCGGAAGATATCAACTGGAGATATTGTATTACAAGCGGAAGTAAATTGTTACCGAGTTTTATTTATACGTTGGCAGTTACTTATATTGAAAACCCGAACAATTATGATGCGAAAGTAGAGGAAATTATTCGTGTAAATGGCGCAGTTAGTGAGGATAATGAAGGCAATTGGGTAGATGAATCAAGTGGGTATGTGATTAAATCGCGTGAGTTTGATACAGAAGAAGGTTATGAAGATGGATTCAAAAAGAAAACTAGAGATATATTGGAACAGGATGCGGGCGATGCTCTTCTCTCCTCCAAAGAAAAATCAATAAAATATTCAACCCCAGAGAATAAGATGATTTATAACATCATTTCTTCTTTGTCTGGATTTATGGGTATCAATATGAATGACCAAGTAGAGTTCATAGTGAAAAATGTAGTCAATGTTCTTCATGGTGGTATACTTCCACTAGAAGAGGAGTATAAAGAGGTTGTCAAGGAACGATCCAAACAAGGGAAAAAGGTAATTCCTTATGAAACGCTGTACCATACCACATTATTGTACTTGACATTAGGGACGTTTTTAATTGGTATTCAAACGGCGGTTCCGTCTATAAAAACAAGAGCTACCTTTCCAGGATGTGTTCGTTCATTTACAGGCTACCCGTTTGAAGGAGTCGGTGATTTGACAGGGTTAAAATATTTGACATGTATTGCGTATAAAATAAGAAAAGAGACGATTGTTCCGTGGAATGTATTGATGCGACAAAAAGAGCAAAATATTGAAGAAAAAATCAAGGTTCATATTGACAATTATCTTCTAGAAATACCGGACATAAAACGTAGATTTGAGGAAAAAATAGAATATCTTGTATTAAATCCGGGAAGTGATATACCGGCAGAGTATGAACTAAGTAGATGGACTGGTTTCTTGCCTCCTCTAGTTCCACTGAAAATGAAGACATTGGAAAACATTACACAAGATTTCAAAACTTCGTTGTTAAGTCAACTGAAGTCCGGTAATACTGGTCAAAAAAATAAGATATCTGTCGTTTTGGCGAAAATCATATATTTCTCTCTAGGGGTTCAAGAACAGATTCAAAATGTACTTAATAAAAAGAAATGGTTACTATCAAACGCTTCTAACGAGCCCTTTTTGGAGAATGCTTGTTGTAATACAGATAATCAAGAGAACGTTATTCAGTACTTTATCAAAGAAGACAGTGAAATATTGTCTTACATAAACATAACCAAATATTTGAGTGAGATTATTCAGGATATACGTATTATTACACGTGCGCCTACATTGTATTGTCGTGAGAACTCGAAGATATTGTATGGTTCCATCAGTGACGAGTTTAGCGAACAAACTATTTATAAGGCATTTATAGAGTTTTGTCATTTCAATTCTCTCGTACCTATACCCGAAGATATTAAAGCTATTTGTGTCGAGAAACCGGAACGTTTCGCAAAAAATGACAGTGTTTTATATCAAATACAGAAATTAAAAGATGATGGTATTCAGTATACAAATGAGTCCTTTTTGCGTTTGTTACAACTTGTAAATCGCAATCATATTATACATGTGAATAATGAAGATTATGGGTATTCAGTGATTCAGTTATTGCGACGCAAAATAGAAGACATAAAAAATGATGAGAAAACTAAACAAGATGGAAAAGGAGAACTCTCCACTATCGAGGACGGACCTCAACATATAGATTCTACATTGATAGATAAACTAAATAAACTAATGGATACGTATGATATTGCCATTACTGAAGATACCGAAGAAATGCGAGATATCAAAAACTATCTGGCTATTCGCAATGAAGAACTACGTGGAGAGCTCATTGCCTTTTTACGCGAAAATATAAAACTTCCGAAAAATAAAATGAAAACTTTATTCAGTTTTATAACTAATTTCGCAAAATGGGGTGAAGGTGACAGCAACGGGTCAAAATTAACTGAAGATACCATGTTCAATCTTGTACAGTTCTTAAAGACCTCTTTATTGGACATTGGCAAGGTGTTTCCATATATTATTTTGAATAATGTGAACTACAATAATATGAACGTGCCCAAATATTTGGGACTATCGGACTTTGACCAGTTAGAAATAAAAGAAAAGGTGAGTAAATATTATGAAACATTGCGCAAACATTATAGTAAAAACATTCTTTTCAATGTTTTGAACCAGATTCATGACAAATACGATGTAATATTACAGATGGCTTCTCTCACTCCTTATTTGTCAAACATCGAATACGGAGAAAATAAACGACACTCTATTTTCGATAGTGTTGTAACCAAACTATTGATGGAGAATTACCTACTAATCATTTTGAATGCATATAAGGATATGGCTGAAAACAGGACCATGTTGTATAATACAACTGAGGAAGAAAATGTGAATGTAGACTTGGAAATAACTATAAACAATATAGAAGAGGGTGATAATGATCTGACAACAGTAGATAACATACAAGACAATGAAACTCATTTATTTACGGGAATAGACCGAGATATACAAATGGGAAATATCAAAGAACTAAAGGTAGAAGTGGCATCGTTATTGGTGTCTTATTTGAATATCATGAGAGAACACAAAAATATTGTAGACCCTGATTATAATGATATAATGGACATGGTATATAAATCCAAAGAATCTGAAAAAACTACATTTACAGATAGGTTAAAGGCGCTTACAGACGAAGAGAGAGACATAGATACTCTATTGAAAAAAAATAAACTGGGGGTCTGGAACAAAGGATTACAAAAGGGTCTTACTTCGTATGTGAAAGATATAGATGAGGCGGAAATAGATCAAATGAATAAACTTGTTGAGGCCGAAAACAAGATGAGGAAAAATAAGGAAACAACAGATACAAACATCAATCAATATTTAGACGATTATTTAGAGAGAGAAGACGATATAGCTGAAATAGAACAAGAAGTGAATGATTTATCAACATATCTTGGAGAAGATGCTGGAGGCAATTATGATGGAGATGAAGTGGAAGATTACAATGATTATATGTAATACGACGAGTAGACTATTATGATTTAGGGTGTTTCCATTTGAAATGGTGATAACATATAGTGATTGTTTTTGGATGATATATTTATTGAGAAAAGAATATAATTATTGTATGTAAATATAATATATGAAACGATCTTATATTATAAAAAATCAAACCTATGTAGCCATCATCATGTTTTTAGCTATTTATAGTGCAATTCAGATAGCACAACCTGCGTGTTTATACAATGATGATGGCAGTATTCGCCAATTCGGTGTGGGATATCGCAATAAGACCATTTTTCCCATGTGGTTAATGTCTCTTGTTTTAGGAATATTATGTTATTTGTTTGTTGTAATGTATTCACATTAGATAAAAAGCAAGCATTCTTTTCAGAATCATATACAATGATTATATTGTATATGTTTTAGCGCTAGCTTTTTTGGCTTGTTCAGTCGAGGCTGATTGAGCCTTCTGGAAATCCTGTTGTTTTTCTTTCATTCCTGTTAAATTATTTTTACAACCTCGCGATATTATTTGGTATTGGGTAATAGCAATTAATAATAGCGCAGTGTAAACAAACCACATCCCTTCTCCTATATTGTCACGCAATCCAACAATATTCAACAATTGTTCTTTCAAACCTTGTGACGCATTATCATCCTGATATTTCTGTTTCATCATAGGAGTAATCATTTTCCAGTATTCATTGAAGTTTGATGGAACAATTTGATTAATCATCACAGATAAATCTCCAAACATTTTAAGCATTGTATCCGCAGTGGCTTTTAACGCATCCTTTTTCGTAGTATCTCCGCTTGTCGCTTCATCTATTTGAGTATCTAGTTCCACATTCACAAGTAACTCAGACAAAACCTTTTTGGCTGATCCAGCTACTACATAATATCCAATTACATTGGAAAACGCAGATTTAAATCCTGGAAAAAAGTTTACCACCGCAATAACTGCGCCAAAAATAATCACCCAAGGTATGATCGTAATTAGTAAAGCAGAACCAATATTATTCACTACACTGCCTCCGCAAGTCTTAATTAACATGAAAATATTAATCGCAATTTGCGAAACCACTACTATAAAAAAGTATATACTGAGCATTTTATATCGACGCAAAACATGTGTTCTCATGGTGTTCGCATCTGCTAAAATACCAAGCGTTAGTTTAGGATTCATAACAACATAAAAGAAGATAGTTGCCATGAAAAAGGCAGATATGGAAATAAGTGTGCTATTCATATAATTAGTAGTTAGATTTTTTATTATTTGTTCTATTTTATTATAAACTTATTTATAAAATATAAGAAGCACCATCAATTAAGAATCTAATGAGGCCACTTTTAACTGAACCTGGAGTAAAATATTTTTTAAGCGAAACCCTCTCTAAATGTAAAGAATACAAAACCATATACTATAATAACCTGTTCAATATTGGGGTTTGTATTTTATTTTTTATATGTTTAGGATTAATGTTATTATATAAATACAAGGGCAGGCTAACCCCTAGTGAAAAAGCAATTAAAGAGCGAGAAAAACAACAATATATATTATCTAAAATTAAAAACTACCAATCTGCTAAAAAAATCTCACAAGAAGCGTTAATCACTGGATTACCTTCATGGGAAAACTTGTAGTCCGAATCCCATTGTTTAGATTACCCGTATTGATTTGTAAAAATTAAAATATACAAAATATATATGGATAAAAGTAAGACATTAGACTTTCAAGAAGCAGTAAACATATATTATAAAATGAAATCTCAATATGAAAACAATATTTCTAAAATAAAACGGAGTATTTTAGAAGCACCAGACAAATCTGTAAAAGAAAAAAGAGGGATGTTCCAAAAAAAGAAAATCAAATGTTTGAATTGTAAACGTCCTGTAGGAACCAACTTCATGACAACTGTCACTAACGGAAGCAGAATATTAGTAGCAGTATGTGGAGACCGCACCGATCCATGTCCCTTAAAAATAAGATTAAATATGGGAAAGGTTGTTCTGATCCCCGATAATATAAATAAAATAAAAAAAGAAATGGACATTTATAAACGACAGGTGATTATGGAGAAGAACGACCTGATATTTGGATATATTAATGACAATGTAGCAATCGAGTTGTTTGAAAAGCTCAACAATAGAATTACACAGTTGACTGCGGAATATAGATTGTTCGTGGAGGAATATATGGATACGGTAGACAATGAAGAGAAAAAGAAAGAATTAGAAGAAAACCAGAAATTATTCTATAATAATGTTTTGTCTTTCAAAGATATCATTAGAAAATATGAGGAATCTACAAATTCTCAGTTAGTCAATGACGCACTTGTTCTGTATACGGATAGTCTAGTTCCTTTATCTAGCGATATTCGTAAACTGTTATATTCATATGTAGATGTAGAGTATGATGAGGTAACCAAAGTGTATAGAATGATAACTGTCTCAAATGAAATAGAAGAGTTCGAATATAATTTAGGCGTAAGTGAAAACTCTGATTCAATCGAATCGTTTGTTGTTGGAATGAAAAAACAGGCTCGCAATCAAACCTTAAAAAGGGGTAATCTAAATGAACTAACCCAATTAAATCAATCTAGTAAAAAAACCCGAAAGCGTCGAAAACTAGTTCTGATTGAAAACGAAGAGGAAGATGGAGGAGAAGAAGCCGACGAAGACAGAAAACAAGAAGAAGAACTACAGCGTAATAAGAACGTAGTAGATATAGTGAAAAATAGTAGTAATATGATGACCCGTGAAGAAAATAAAACAGCAAATATAAATAATGATTATATTGACTCTGACGACGAAGAAATTAAACAACTTGAACAACAAGAACAACCCATGAACACACCTATCACATTTATAAGAGACGAAACCAAAATAGAAGATAATAATACTGGTGACGACGATAACGACGACAAAGATAAATATAAAGTTCAATTAGTGGATGATACTAGTAGTAAAAAATCGTCATCTGATGTATCTGACCTAGGTATCATACCCCCAGAAGAATTACCATCAATCGGTAATCGTGTTCAAAACGACAGTAGTTCCTCCGACATGATGGTCAAGCCGCCTCCGCCTAAAGAACCTTATAGTACAGATTCTAGTGAAAGTGTATAGATATACCAATACAAGTGATACCAAGATTTTGGATAGATATATGTAATATTATATGTATAGTATAGTATAGTATAGCGTCCAATATATGTTTTTCAAATACCTGTCTTTCCCAGTTTTTTTTATGAGTTTTGTAATCGGATTGTTAGTAGTGTATTTATGGGGACCCGAAGTGAAAAAAATAGTAGTCTATCCTACTCCCGATAATGTCGGTAAAGTTCACTACAAAGACAAAGCCGATATTTGTTATGAATATACTGCTAATGAACTGAAATGTCCTGACGAAAAGGATAAAATAAAAGAAATCCCTATTCAAGAATAGTATAATCTTTAGATACTATATAAGTTCGAATACAAATAAATGGCAGCAGTAGATAAATTATTACATACTGCGAACGGTAAATATATTATGTCGGCATTGCTTGGATTTGGACTGGCCACTTTTTTCAAAACAGTCTGTAATGGGAAAAATTGTATCGAGTTTTATGCTCCGAGTTTAGAAAAAATCAAAGAGGAAACATTTATTCATAATTCTAAATGTTATAATTTTAACACAATGACAACAACGTGTCGTTCTAAAAAACCCTATGTAACATTTGAATAATTTAAATTTTATATTTCTGCGTAAATATTAAAAATCATCATTCTTTATACTATTTATATGTCGGATACAACTAGTATAACTTCTTTACCTACAAATCCTAGTGGAGGAGGTGATTTAGGAGGTAATATTACCATTTCTACAAATGAACATAGTATTCCTAATTCAACAACAGCACCAGCACCTGGTAGTAATGTAGGTGCAATAGACGATAAACAAATGTCGCTCGATGAAGCTACTATTCAACAAATAGTTTCAGGGTTACAACATGCGGGACAGGGTGGTGCTACACAACTGGCTTCCCGAGATATACCACAGAATACGAATGATATTAGTCAAGATCCTCAAGCTCAAAATGATTATATCGCACCTGCTTCAACTAATGATTATATTACCGAGCAAGAAAATAACATTGATATTCTTCACCAGTATGAAAATCAAGAAAACTCGTATAATAACCTGGACAAGTTATACGATGAAATCCAAGTACCTATATTAATAGCCGTCCTTTATTTTTTGTTTCAGATGCCTGTTGTTAGGAAAACGCTACTCAAGTTCTTCCCGATTTTGTTTTCCATGGATGGAAATATGAAGTTGAACGGATATTTATTTACCAGCGTGTTGTTTGGAATGTTATACTATATGCTATTCAAAGTAAGCAACCATTTCGGTAAGTTTTAGACCGTAATCTGTATGTTTGTTCGTGTAAAAAATAATCTTATTTATCAATAACAAATAGAATTATTTATAACCTCGTTGATGGAAACTTATATTAATAAATTAATAGAAGTGTTGCCTGACAAGATACTCAACCAAAAACAACCAGTACACATTGATTTAATATTAGATGGTGGAGCTTTTAATGGAAGTTATTTAATAGGAGCGTTAATGTTTCTCAAAGAAATGGAGGACAGAAAATATATAAAGGTAGATACAATCTCTGCGTGTAGCGTAAGTACATTATGTGGTTTACTGTACTTTACGGATAAATTAGAATATGGTGTAGATATGTATCATCAAAGTCTATGTCATGTAAAAACAAATCACAACTTAAATATTATTGACATTTATTTTGAGAGAATGCGTCCTTTATTAACCCAAGAGTTGTTACAAGGATTGTCCAAAAAATTATATTGTTCTTATTATAACGTGAAAACACGTCGTAAAATTATAAAATCTACGTATACAAATGCGGATGATCTACACGAAACAATGAAACGTTCGAGTTTTTTACCATATATCATTAATGGGAAAATGATATATAAGAATAAATATATTGATGGGATTACTCCTTATAAATTACCCATTCGAAATAATAAACAAAGATTGTATATTGATTTATTTGGATGGGGTAAAATAACAGACAGTATTTCTGTGAAAAATGAAAAAAATAACTTTCATCGAATATTAAAAGGCGCTTTAGATACACAATTGTTTTTTATGAAAGGAAGTTCCACGTCCATGTGTCGTTATTTGTCGAAATGGTCAGATTATAATGTATATGACACTCTATTTATAAAATGTGTAATAGAATGGTTTGTAATATATTATATCTATCTTGTTTCTTCGTTTGAGAAAATGATAATAAATAAAAACAAATATCCTGGTATTTATTTACTCTATAAAAAGTTTATAAACTTCGGAAAACTTCAGTTTATTAATTATATTTGTCTTTCGTGAACAATGCCGTTATCAAGAATCATAACAAGTGAGCAAAACGGTTTTTTTCTTTACGTGTTGATTTGTTTTTTTTATTGCCTTTGGGGAGTTTTTTTTTTATTTTCTTTGTTTTTTGTTTAAGTGTTTTTCCTTTGACACCTTTGACTCCTTTGTGTGACTTTTCTCTCTTTTTTCCTCTCTCTTTTTTTTCTTTCTCTTTTATTCTAGATTGTTTGTTTTCTTCTTCTCGTTTTGATTGTTCCGCCGGACGAAACCGTAAAAACCATTCTTCAAACTCGGCACTACGTCTATCTTTTTTTAATTCTTCAAACTTGCGGGTTTTTTCTGCGCGCATTTCCTCAATAGTTTCTTGATGACCATAACAATTCAAACTAAACCGTTTCAACACCCCTTTCTGTTGTAATTTATTTTTTTCTTGAACTTTATACAAATATTCGGCCATACAAATTATTCTCTCGTCGTCATAATAACTTCTTCCAGAATACAAAAAGGCCAGGTAAAAGCTTAACATGGTATCTATAGTAGCAATCTTTAGTTTTTCATTATGAATATTAACTATATTATAACTATGACAAGCAATCGGTTGATAGATGAACGCAACAGTGTCACTATTCCCTATTATTATTTGGTAATGAGGAGCCACAATCTCACCAATTGAATTATGTTTTACAATTTTTACATCTTTAATGCCATTATCTTTCAATCGTTCCTTTACAATTGTGGCTGTCTTATGTGGCTCCTCGGATAACACATCAAAATCCGGGGTTTGAACTATTTTTTCACGTAAATATTTAGGCATGTAATGACGATACATGGACATCGCATACCCGCCGAAAAAAACAACCCCCTGGTCAATAAATGTATCACGAAGTGTATCATATATTTTCCGTTTATCTGTATCATCTGTAATAGTTTCCATTTCTCTCTGGAAGTCACCTGTATTACATTTATCGCCTTTTAAAGGATGATGTTTATTCAACAATGTTAGACGTTTCAGAACCTTTTCCCATCTACTAACATCCCCAGATGGCCTAGACAACTCCAGATACATTGACATACGTAAATAATTGGGAGAACAGTATAATATACCAGCAACACTGATTGCGGTTTCTTTCAATGTCTTGAAAATATCCTTATGTAATTGTGTGATATCAGCCATACCAATAAAATTAACAAATACTTTGTATGTACCATGATGTTGTCCCGATTTCGCTTCGACTTCTTCAAATCCTTCTTTAAAATAAATATCGGCTAATTCTTTCGCATCTGCTAACGCATTTGTGCTAAAAAAATCATAATCCGCAATTTCAGTGTCCTTGTTATAAAACTGGTCTTGTTTAGGTAAAATAGCGTTAATAGCAGTCCCTCCGTAACATATTAATTTTTTTCGTCGTATAAAGTTTTCCACAATAGATATCATTTTTTTCACATCAGGTGAGTTGACAATCGTTTTTCCTTGTTTTTCTTCTGCTTGGTCCACAGCAGTTCTTAATATCGCAAGTTCACAATCTTGAAATGTCATACCTCTATCACATAGTTTATTAGTCATAATATTTGATACGTATATAATAATAATAGACAAAATAAATCTCGTGAACATTATTATTATAATTTAGGTTTGAATGGCCAATCCAGGAATCACTGTACTGTTTGTGCGTGTTGCAAAAGACAGTGTCGGATTTTGGGGGGTAGGATCAGGTATAACTGTCGGAATATCTCGTAAGTGTTCTGGCTTCAAAACAAAAGAGCTACCATTTGTACAGAAGAAATCGATAGTATCTTCTAAATGAACATCCTTTGTCTGATATTTCATCGCAATCATTTGGCATCCAGATTCTCTGCCAATAATTCCACTAGGATTTGATGGGTCCGCAATACCTTTATCGGGTGTAACAAAACTCATCGCACGTTTGTTATAGGTCTGTAGTTCTTGTAAATCAGGTGTATTTTTCACATCATAATCTGTTAATTCTCGCATGAATACTGAATTGCTCGTCATGTTTACGTATTCGTCGACTTCTGTATCCGCAAATGTGTCATTACTCTTGTCGGCAATAATCACAATTTTCTTCATAAACTCTTTCAATAGTGAGTTTCCAAGGTTATTTCCATTCATTTCATAGCTGTATTTAGGTCCTAACAAATAGTCATTGAATTGTTTGAATATGTTTACTAAATTACCATACATAGTTTGATTCGTACTTTTGAAACGTAAATGAATAATAATAGGGTCATTCGGATTTGGAACCATTTCACCCGCAAAAGCGTAATATACAAGTGTTTTCATGACATCTAAAAAGGGAACAGTATTGTATGTACCCTTAATATGATAATTATCGGTGGTGGAAGAAGATACCACAGGAAGATCATCTATCGAATAAATGGCAAAGTCTAAACCTCTTACACCTTGACGCAGTATTTCTTTAAGGGCACACAACGATACATAACCGTCTTGGTAAGGACCAGTATTACACGCGTTATATGCTGTTTGTATATAATAATTTAACAATGGATACTGGAAGTTTTCATTTTCTACATTCACTGAATTGATACACGATTTTCTCCCATTTGGATAGAGTGCTTCCATAGTATCGCATCCTGGGGTATCCGAGTCGGAACCTTTATTTGTCATTCCTTCTGACATACGTCGATTATAACGATAATAAATATATTGAATGCTAATGATAACTAGGAATAAACCGAATATAATAAGTAGTATTTTGCGATTTTGGTTGTTTATCATATTATTTACTAGATTAATTACTATAATAATATAATATATTTATTATTGAATTAAATATAAATGTCTATATATATTAACTAAACATATGGCAGGTGGACTATTACAATTAGTAAGTGAAGGCCAACAAAATATATTATTAAATGGAAATCCTAGTAAAACATTTTTTAAAACAACATTCGCAAAATACACTAACTTCGCTCTACAAAAGTTCCGAGTTGATTTTGATGGTTCTAAAACGTTGCGTTTATCCGAAGAATCCAAGTTCACATTCAAAATACCTCGATATGCGGATTTATTGATGGATTGTTATTTGTCAATTGACTTACCTAATATATGGTCTCCTATTGTTCCTCCTTTAACAGACCCGGAATCAACCGCCAATAATACTGGTGGCTGGATACCTTATGAATATCGATGGATTGATAACTTGGGTGCGCAGATGATATCTAATATTACTATTACGTGTGGCAATCAAACAATCCAGGAGTTTTCAGGTGCGTATTTGTTAGCCATGGTTCAACGCGACTATTCTGACACAAAGAAGAAATTATTCGACAAAATGATAGGTAATGTTCCAGAGCTGAATAGTCCTGGGAACTCTGGCGCTCGTGTAAATACTTATCCGAATGCATTATATAGCACAAATCCCACTGGTTCCGAACCTTCTATTCGCGGAAGAACACTATATGTTCCATTGAACGCATGGTTCAACTTGAAAAGTCAAATGGCGTTTCCACTCATCGCGCTTCAGTATAATGAACTTCATATCAATGTGACCATGCGCCCTATTCAGGAATTATTTAAGATTCGTGATGTATATGACAGAGAAAACAACTATCCTTATATTGCGCCTAATTTCAATCAATATTATATGCAGTTTCATCGTTTCCTTCAGTCTCCGCCAGACACAGAACTTACGAGTACATCCTATACAGATACTCGTACTCAATGGAACGCAGACATTCATTTGAATTGTACCTATTGTTTTTTGTCCAATCAAGAATCTCGGTTGTTTGCTTTACAGGAGCAGAATTATTTATTTAAACAAGTACGAGAAAAGATTTATTACAATGTAACTGGAGCAAATAAAATAGACCTCGAGAGTTTAGGAATGATTTCTAGTTTTCTTTTTTATTTTCAGCGAAGTGATGCCAACTTACGTAACGAATGGAGTAATTATACGAACTGGCCCTACGATTATTTACCGTACGATATTGAACCCGCATCGACTTATTCATCTACAATATCGAATCCAGAAGCCTATCCAATTGTTAGAACCAACCCGGATGGAAGCACCGTTCCACTATATATTGGTCCTGGCGTAAATGCCAATGGAACCATGACTGGATGGTTTACTACCGGTATATACAATATAGAAAACGTGAAAAATATTCTACTCGATATGGCCATCATCTTAGATGGTTCTTATAGAGAAAATACCCAACCAGTAGGAGTATATGATTATATTGAGAAATATACCCGAACTGCTGGAAATGCCCCTGATGGATTATATTGTTATAATTTCGGAATAAACTCTTCACCGTTTGATTTACAACCTTCTGGAGCAATTAATATGAGTGTTTTTCGCAATGTTGAACTGGAGTTTAATACAGTCATTCCTTCTTTGGACCCTTTAGCCCAGTCTATTGTTATATGTGACCCAGCAAGTGGTAACCCTGTAGGCATTAATAAACCGACATGGAGGATATACGATTACAACTTTAATTTATATATGTTTGAAGAACGGTATAACATGGTGAAGTTTATTGGTGGCAATGCTGGTCTTGTTTATGCTACATAATGACAAGACGTTTTGGAAATCTATAGTATATTATATAATAAAAAAAAAAAAATTGAATATATGTTATTACCTGGAGTAATAACATATATTTGTGACTATTCGTTCTCTAATTCATAAAATGTCAAGAACAGAACAAATACGTATTGAATGCGACCAACGTTATCTATCACTTACATCAAAACAGCTGGAAGAACGATATTGGAAACTCAATGAGAATAATGACTTTCCTAAAGAGATCAATCATCCTGACAATTCGGGATTTTTAGGTAGAGGTTTTTACATATCTTGGAATAGAGGAAGTGTTGAAAATAAACCATCTAGAATGTTTGATACTGTAATGAAGATACAATTAGGCAATCAGTATGATATATGGAAGGAACATTCCGAGCAGATATTTTTTGAAAATGTTCATCGGGTATTACATATAGATACTCAAAACAACTCGGAAGAACTCTAATCGAATATATTTCTCAAAAGATGTATTACTTCTTTTTATTTTTGGTTTCCTTATCAATAACAATAATAGAACGCATTTTTTTTCCTAAAAATGGCCACAATACATTTATCATCGCTTGAACATGCCAGGTATAGTTCATAATTTTGATTTCTACTAAAGATTCACCATGTTTCTCATTGATTAATTTAATGATACCATAAGCTAGACTAGTTTGACAGGCATGTCTCTCATCAAAACCATCACAATCAAATACCCACCGCCATTTTTTGTCCTTCTTTTCTTGTGTCAATACTTTATCATAATATCCAAGGATTGCTTTGTGGTCCTTACTATTCGATGATTTAGCTGGACACGTATAGTAAGTCAATACATCACCACGTTCCATTATTTTAGAAAAAGAGTATTTCGTGGCGTCACTCATTTCAGTAGGTTTTTGTAGTTCACACATTCCTCTTTACACAATATAATTTTACTAAATATATTATATTGGTAATACAAACAATAACTAACTAATATAAATAGTATTATTTAATAGTATTCAGATGAATAAGACTGAGCAATTACAAACGATTGCGAAGATTTGCACCTCCGGAAAGGGGATTCTCGCTGCAGACGAAAGCTCTGGAACCATTGGAAAACGTTTCAATAGTATTCAATTAACAAATACCCATGAAAATCGATATGCTTATCGTAACATGTTATTCACAACACCATCTCTGAATAAACACATTAGCGGCGTGATTACTTTTGAAGAGACCTTACTTGATGTAGGTCCTGATGGTCAACGGTTGATTCAACCTTTGTTGGACGCCGATATCGTCGTTGGTATTAAGGTAGATAAGGGTGTAAAGTCATTATATGGAACACACGACGAAACGGTTACTCAAGGCATGGATGATTTGGATGTTCGCTGTAAACAATATTACGATGCGGGAGCCCGATTTGCGAAATGGCGCGCTGTTTTAAAAGTGGACATGGATAAAAATCTCCCTTCCGAACTGTCTATTCATGAAAATGCAGTGACTCTAGCGCGTTATGCCTCCATTAGTCAAAATAATGGATTAGTTCCCATTGTAGAACCTGAAATACTGATGGATGGAACCCATAGTATGGAACAATCCCACGAAGTTGCGGTCAATGTATTGAGTCAGGTCTATCGCGAGTTAGTCAGACATCACGTGGATATTGAATGTACATTATTGAAGCCCAATATGATACGTCCAGGTGTGTCGTCAGGGGAAGCGCTTGACTGTGTTCGATTAGGAGAACTTACTGTGAACGCATTACAGCAAGCAGTTCCGGTCAGTATGCCAGGTGTCGTATTTTTGTCTGGCGGAATGTCAGAAATCGAAGCGAGTATTGCTCTGAACGAGATTAACAAAGTAGAGGGTCTTCGTCCATGGTATCTAACATTTTCTTATGGAAGAGCACTTCAATCAAGTGTCATGGAAATATGGAAAGGCGATGAAGCAAACGTAGATGCGGCTCAAAATATGTTACTACATCGCGCAAATGCCAATGGACTTGCGGCTATTGGAGAATATGTTGATGAAGAAAATACTGGTAAATCACTACATGAAACAAATTATGTATATTAACATTAGCATTCGCATTATTAGGTGTGTATGTAATAGAATATATGTGCGTAAAAAAACGAGCGAACAAAAACTTAAATATTATATGTCAATCTGGTTTAAATATAAAACCGGATTATCATAAAGTAAAAAATATTATAAAATGGAAAAAATACACACAAATGGTGTAGATATCATACCAGATGATATTGATATTAAAAACATATATGAAAGAGAAGTATCATTTCATACACTCCATAATTATTTAGATTCTTGCTACGAGAATAGAAACGATTTATCCCATGAAAAGGGTATTTATGTTTATGGGAAATCTGGAGTAGGAAAAACACATTTTGTAATATCGTCTTTGAAAAAACTAAACTACGATGTAATTTACTATGATGCTGGAGACATAAGAAATAAAAATGTAATTGAAAACCTTACAAAACGAAATATGTCCACTCACAATGTTCTTAGTTTGTTCAAAAAAGAAAAAAAACGAATTGTCATTGTTATGGATGAAATTGACGGTATGAATACGGGAGACAAAGGTGGAATCAATTCTCTCATCAAACTAATACGACCAAAGAAAACAAAAAAACAACGAAAGGAAGATACTACTTCGTGTCCAGTCATATGTATTGGAGATTATTGTACCGAAAAAAAAATCAAAGAACTCATGAATGTATGTAAACCATTAGAAATATCCGTTCCTCTCAACTCAGAAATAAGTAAAATAGTAAAACAAGTTATGCCAAAATTAAATGATATACAACACGAACAAGTAATTACTTTTATTCAATCTGACTTGCGTAAACTACATTTATTATACACATTATATTGCGACAATCCTAGTATCATTCTAGATGATACTAGTGAATTTCTGAATATATTTCACACAAAAAATTATAATGAAGATTCTAAAAAAATTACGAAAGAAATTATATACAAAGAAAAAAAAATGGGTCAACACAATGAGGTCATGAATGAGGCCGATCGAACTATCGTGGCGTTATTATGGCATGAAAATATAATAGATGTCATTTCTAAGATACCCAATACCGAAGCCATTCCTTTGTATTTAGAAATATTGAATAATACTTGTTTTGCTGATTATATTGATAGAATTACATTTCAAAAACAAATTTGGCAATTCAATGAAATGAGTTCTTTGATTAAAACCTTTAAAACAAATCATATTATACATCAACATACACGCAATAAGCATACATTAAAACCAATATCCGAAATACGTTTTACAAAAATATTAACAAAATATTCCACAGAATATAATAATTCAGTTTTTATTCAAAACTTGTGCCAGCTGTTGGATATGGACAAAAAAGATATTTATTCATTTTTTACCAAAATATTACAAGAACACGATGAAAATATTATCAACATATTACACGAAGATTATGACATTAATCAACTTGATATCAACCGAATGGAAAAATATTTAACAAAATACAGCATCTCAGAATGATGACATGGTTAGTATGATTTATCCCATCACATGATTTTTCTATAACTACTATAACTACTATATGATATCATATGACACATATGATATTATATTAGATTTTTTTTCATATTACCCAATTATGAATTATACGACGGTGGCATGTTGGTTACAAAATCTCCAGTCAATGTATATTTGTTTGTATACTTTACATAATTATTGACCCTAGGATTTTCTCTTTTGGCAAATAGTTCCATACCAATATTATAAG